TATCTATGACTGCATTAATAGGAACACCAATATCTTATAGTGCATGGCATAGAACACATCACAAAACATCAGATACTATTTATGATCCACACAGTCCAAAGTGGATGACTTATTTTGATATTATATTTAAAACACATTCTCATAAGTTTGATGTAAGGAAAGCTGGTAACAGATTAAAAAACAAATGGCAATACTTTCTAACGAAACATGAAACAGTATTAGTTTATACATTCAATGCTATTTTATTTTTAGCATTACCTATTAATGTGTTTATGATGTGGGTTATTGCAGTTTCTATGTCAAAGTTTTGGATGGTATTTGGTACAGGGATTATGTGCCATGGCTACGATAAAGGTATACCTACAAATATACCTTGGATGTATCCACTTATATTTAATGATTGTAATCATGAAGATCATCATAGATCACCAAAGTTACAACCATTAAGGTTTGATCCCTGGGTTTGGATTATAAAAAAATTGAGGTGGACATGAATCATGCGAGAGGTGTTCAATTACTTGCACTTATAAATCATATTATTGCTATAGCTGGATGTATTTACTTTCCGGAGTATATTGTCTATGGATTAATAGCCTGGATGTTTGTAAATATATTTAGCACTAACATAGCTATACATAGATTTATGTGCCATAGAAGTTTTACAACAACACCGATAAAAGAAAAGTTTTTAAAATACATAACGATCATAGCGGCATTTGGTAGTCCACTATCCTGGACTGCAATGCATAGATATCACCACATGTATAGTGGTAGTGCTAAAGATAATGAATCACCTGATCGTATTGGATACATAAGAGCCTGGCTAACTTTATATGATCCTATTGTAGTGCCTAAAGGTATGGTAAAAGATATTCTAAAAGATAAAGATTATATGTTTATAACTAAACATTATTGGACTTTATTATTTACCTGGATCATAACTTTATATGCTATAGATCCAATGTTAGGAATCTTTGCATTTTCTTTTCCGGCTGCATGTGTATACCAGGCGGCTGGTGCATTTGGTGTGATACCGCACATGAAACAGTTTGGCTACATAGTAGTTAAACCTAATAAAGATTGCACTGCAGTCAATTCACCATTAACAAGTTTAATTAGCTGGGGTGAAGGATGGCATAACTATCATCATACAAGATCTAAAGATTATAGGCATGGCCATAAATGGTGGGAACTTGATCCACCAGCATTTGTAATAGAACATTTATTTTTAACAAAACAATAACTTAACAGGAGAAATATTATGCCAATGGGTAAAGGTACATATGGTTCAAAAGTAGGTAGGCCTAAAAAGTCTATGTTAAAAGGTAAGCAAAAAACATTACCGGCTGCATTAAAGAAAAAGATAATAGCCTCTAAAATGAAAAAGAAAAAGTAATGAAAGATGCTAATGAGTTAAATTTAGAAGTCGAAAAAGTTAAATCGACTATCTTGCTTGTAAAAAAAGATATAGAGATTATAAAAAATAATCACCTCTATCATATCGAGCAAGACATAAGAGAACTAAATAATGCTCTAAATGAAATGAAAAAAGTAACCTGGGCGGTTGCTTTGATAATATTTACTCAATTATTAATAACAGTAAGAATGTTAATGGTAGGTGGCTAATGGGATTTTTAACAGGTGAAGTTGCTAATTTACTTTTGAGTTCGGCTATGGGATCCATAATGCAGATCATGGGAAGTAAAGCTAATGCACAAGCTGAGATGATGAAACAACTTACTGCTAATCATAAACTAGAAGAGATTAGTAGAGATAAAGTTAGAGATAATACTAATTCATTTTTTATGATGACAAGAAGAATTGTTGTTTTAGCGGCAATATTCTCTATCATCATTGTTCCTTCATTAGCACCTATTATTTTTGATGTACCAATTTATATACAAACAGAAGTACAATCAGGTAGTGATTGGTTAATCTTCGATACAAGATCAACAGAATATGTTTGGCAAGAAGTAAATGGGATTCCAATACTAGAATGGCATAAACATATCATGATCAGTATTGTATCTTTATACCTGGGATCTAGCATAAGTAAAGCAAGATGAAATACTTAAAAGCTGGATTAGTATTATTGGGTATGATTGTATTACTCAGTATAGAGCAAGTAATATTAGCTGATGTAACTTCATCTAATAACACATCAAGCAATACAAGTACCAGTGGAAATAATACAAGTATCGTAGGTTACGAGCAGCAATCTACAACCAATTACAATTCAGGTTCAAATCCAGTAACCAATAGTACTTCCACTACAAATTCTACGACCAACAATAATAATAAAACACCGGCTGCACCGGCCAATGCACCATCAACTCAGATCTATTCATCTCAGAGTTGTACGATTGCATATAGCGGTGCATTAAGTACAGTGACTTTTGGGATCGCTGGATCTAGTTACTACCATGATCCATATTGTGAGAGGAGATTACTAGCAACTACCCTGGATAAAATGGGTTTACGAATTGGTGCCTTGTCATTGTTATGCCAGGATCCAAATGTTCGTAGAGCCTTATATGATGCTGCGAGTTACTGTCCAATAAATGGAAAGATCGGTAAAGAGGCTAAAGCAGAATGGGATAAATTAAATGCTGATGTCACAGACCAGGTAGATCAATACAGAATTTATAAAGAAAGTTTAAAAAATGATTAAAAGATTTTTATCAGCATGTTTGTTTTTAACTCCTCTTTTCGTACATGCTGAGAGTTTAACTACCGACAGTTTGATCTTAAATGGAAATTTTGAATCAGGGAATTTGAATCATTGGACTACAGAAGGAAATGTAGCAGTATTCAATGATTGTTGTAGTTTAAACAATTCAACTAAAGATGTGGAGATCGGTAAGTCAGGATCATTATCACAATCATTTACCCTCATTAGCGATAACATAACTCAACCTATGTTAGATAATAATCCGAGTACCTTGATCTCCACATTGAATGTTCAAAATGGTGAATGTACTGGTACTGGATGTTGGGCTGGATCAGGCCGAGGTGGTTATGATAGTTTCACTGTTCGATTACAATTTAGAGATAGTGATAACAATGTCCTGGCTACTGCAAGTAATACTAGAACAGATCCAACTAAGATCATAGGATCTACATTCAGTGATCAATTAACTTACAGTGGTACCGGTGCAAGTATCGGTAACATAAAATTAAGTGGTTATGATGCTGCACAAGAGAATGGATATGGTGGAGTTAATTTCGACGATATCGAAGTCGTGTTAAATTATAACAGTGAATATGTTACTGAAGTCCAGGCCGCAGCTATAACTGAAAGTGTAGAAGAGTTGAACCAGGTATTAGAATTATTTGAAGAAGTAGTGCCTGAAGAAATTATTGCAGAAGAAATTTTTATAGAAGAGTTTGAAGAGTTAGCAATAGAAATCGTAGAACAGAACATCACACAAATTCAAATAGAAGAGGCTATTGCTATAGAAGAAGAAATTATCCTGGCGGTAATGGAACCTGAACCTCAGATCATAGAGCCTGAGATCGTAGAAGAATTATCTACAGAAGTAGAAATAGTAGAATCTATTGAAGAGGAAATTTATGCAGAAAGTATTGAGCCTGAAACCACATCTGAAACAGAAGAGGTTGAACAGACTGAATCAACAGAACTCAGTTCAGAGCCAATGTCTGATAATCCGGAAGAAGTCGAAACTACCGAAAACGATAACGACAGTAGGGATACTGAAGTTACAGTAACTATAGATGACATTGCAGATAAAGTTGCAGCTAAAATAGATGATGTAAATAAAAGAGTAGCAGTTACACAAATGATCGTAGCTAAGATCATGATGGGTAAAAATAATAATGCTATTACAAGTTACTCACAGTTTGGTAATGAGATCTTCGAGAATCAATTAGAGATACCGCAGATGTCATTAACAAATGCATACACCAGGGAACTGGAAAAAGATGATCGTGTAATATCATCACCGGTATTTTATAAATACCAACAAGAAGTAGACCAGGCCAATGCGGATCTGATCAGAGCAAAAGAACATTTAAGAAATATACGAGGTTATTAATATGGGTGTAAAAGAATGGTTAGGTATAGGATCACTAGCGATTACTCTACTTGGGTTCGCAATATTCCAGGGTAAGCTGATCGAAAGAGTTGATTTACTAGAGGCTAAATCTATGCCGGATATCAAACCATTAGAAAATCAGATCCAAATTAATAATGCTGAGATCAAAGTATTACAAACACAAGTTAGACAATTAGAATTAGAAAATAGTAATCCACTAGGGAGATAAGATATGCCAAGTAAAAGACCAGGCCTTTATGCAAACATTAATCGTAGAAAGAAATTAGGGATCTCTAGATCTAAAAAGAAATCTACAATTACACCTAAAGCATATGCAAATATGAAAGCTGGGTTTCCTAAAAAGAAAAAGAAAAAATAATGTCACCACAAATTTGCACTTTAAATTATGGAATAAGTGTTTTTTGTTTGATGTTAATTTTATATATAGTTTTCAAAGATGACTGATAAAACAACAAAAGATAAAGCAGATGAGATCGTGGATATGCTAATAGACCAGGCACACAAAAGATTAAATTCATCAGAACCACTATCAGCAAGTGAAATGAAAGTATGTTTGGATATCTGTAAGACATATTCATCAGGGATCATGGCTGATCCTAACCTGGATCTTCTTAAAGATCTCCCATTTGAGCATGATGGCACTTAAATTTTAGGGGTACCTAGGGTACCACTCATGTCATTTAAAAGCGATTTTGGCCTATTGTAGGCCTTCCATTTTTCATAAAAGGAGAGAAAATGTCTATAAAACGAGGATCTGAAACTTTTTCAGGATTTAATAAACCAAAAAGAACACCAGGCCACAAAACTAAAAGTCATGCAGTTTTGGCTAAGTCAGGTGGTAAAACTAAACTAATTAGATTTGGTCAAAAAGGTGTTACCGGTGATAAAGGTAATACTGCAAGATCAAGATCATTCAAGGCCAGGCATGGTAAGAATATTGCTAAAGGAAAAATGTCAGCCGCATACTGGGCTAACAAAGTTAAATGGTAACTAAAAAATCTAAACTACCAGCTAAACTAAAAGTCTTTAAAAACTTTTTATACTTAGCCTGGAAACATTTACAACTACCGGATCCAACTCCAATGCAATATGAGATAGCAGACTATCTACAATATGGATCTAAAAGAATTTGTATCCAGGCATTTAGAGGTGCCGGTAAATCTTGGATCACATCTGCATTTACAGTATGGAATCTATTGATGGATTGTGATCGTAACATCCTGGTAGTATCTGCTAGTAAAACTAGAGCAGATGATTTCAGTACATTCACACAAAGACTGATCCAGGAACTTCCGATCTGTGAACATTTGAAACCTAATGAAAATCAAAGACAATCTAAAGTGTCTTTTGATGTAGGTGGTGCCAGGGCATCTCATGCACCATCTGTAAAATCTATGGGTATAACCGGACAACTTACCGGATCAAGAGCAGATCTAATTATTGCTGATGATGTTGAATCAGCTAACAACTCTCAAACACAACTGATGAGAGATCGTTTAAGTGAAACAGTAAAAGAATTTGATTCAATCATAAAACCTGAAGTAGGTAGGATTGTATTCCTGGGAACACCACAAACTGAAATGTCGATCTACAACTCACTAGAGGATCGTGGATTTAAAACTCAGATATGGCCTTCCAGGTATCCTGAAGAAAAAGCTAAGATCAACTATGGTATTAAACTAGCTCAATCATTGATCAATAATGATCGTAAGTTAGTACCTGGAGATCCTGTGGATCCAAAAAGATTTGATCATGAAGATCTAATGGAAAGAGAGGCCTCATATGGCCGATCAGGATTTGCATTACAATTCATGCTAGATACAACTCTATCAGATGTCGATATGTATCCATTGAAACTAAATGATCTAATGATCATGTCAGGGATTGATTCCTGGGATGAGGCACCAGGTAAAGTACAGTGGGCTAGTGGGATCGAGCAGATCAAAGCACTAGATCCTGAGTTACCTAATGTAGGCCTCAAAGGTGATTACTATGTAGCACCAATGTATTCCAGTAATGAATATTATCCATTTGAAGGATCTGTGATGGCGGTGGATCCAGCCGGTAGAGGTAAGGATAAGACCGCATATGCAATCGTAAAGATGCTTAATGGGATCTTGTATCTTACTGATGTAGGATCTTTTGATGGCGGCTATGATGAAAAGACATTAGCTGATCTAGCACTGGCTGCTAAATCCCAGGATGTCAATGAGATAGTCGTAGAGAGTAACTTTGGTGATGGCATGTTTAATAGGCTATTAGAGCCAATTCTGAGCCGATTATACCCTTGTACTTTATCTGAGGTACGATCATCTGTTCAGAAAGAAAAGCGGATTATAGACACTCTAGAGCCTGTAATGAACCAACATAGGTTGGTCGTAAACCAGGAACTTATATACAGAGATTTTGATCTTGAAAGAGATCACCAATTATTTTATCAGATGTCCAGGCTAACTAAGGTTAAAGGATGTCTAAGACATGATGACCAAATAGATGTCTTAGCCATGGCAGTCCAGGTATGGAATGAGGCCATAGGAAGAGATGTAGATGAGGCATTGGATAGTGCTAAAGAAGAGAGACTACAAGAGGAACTTGATAGATTCTTAGATCATACGATTGGTCGTAAGACTAGAGATTCCTGGATCCATTGATTCCTTCTATCAATACAAAGAGCCTTGCAAACCTATAAAAAATTAATAGGTACATGTTTAGATGTAGTGCAAGGGTGGGTGAGATAGAAGTCATAACTCTAAGAGTAACACTAAGTGATCTTAGAGATAACATGGGTGTATCATAGATACTTCACTCCACCTAGTCACTCTCAGAGTAGTTATGGTACACCTAGATCTAAAGGTTCAATATGACAACACTATTACTACTACTACTATGTCTTATAGCAGCAGCTACACATTTCAGACCTGATCTACTCTATAAGGTAAGAACTACATATCTTAGACCGGAGATCAGTATCTTTGAGTTGATCATATTGGTAATCATAGGATTAATATTGGTGACATGGTAATGGCACCTAGATCCTTCGCCAAGTTTCCAGGAAGTGTGACTTTAGGGTTTACTAAGATCCAGTTGATCCTGGTAGATCCTGAGATCACTAAAGAGATCGGTGAGCAGCAAGGATGTTACATTGGATCACCACCTTACAAGATCTATCTAGATCGTGAGATCATATCTTCAGGTGGAGTAGATGCAGCTAATCTAGTTATCCATGAGATCATGCATCACATATACTCCATATCAGAATGTGATGATAAAACCTCAGAAGAGATCCTGGTCAATACTATGGCCAATGGAATCACTGAGTTGATCTACAGATCTGAACTATCAGCCTGGTTACGACAACAACCAAATATTTTATAAAAAAATATGAGAGGGTTATCGTATAGGCTGCGGCCAAGTTACCCCATTTGGATCTGATAGGGGTGGGGTGGGTTCATCTTGTCACTGCCTGGTGACATAAAAAGTCTACAGGCCAATGTTTCTGCGGCCTACAGAGGGATATCATATCTCCGGATCAGGCTATATTAGCATTTGCTTATGAAGATTTGATGATTTCGGCTTGTCTTTCTACCGGGGTGTTTCTGTTTTTTTCGAGATATATCAATCATTTAGTAATTAGGTACATGTTAAGACACACAAAGCATTTACACAGGTGGAGTGAATATGAGTACAAAAGATAAACAATGGATCATAGATGATACAAATGGTGATCATAAGATCGTACAGATAGATCAGTATGGTGATCGTGTAGATCACATAAAGAGGCCGGATCAACTGGAGTTGGATCTTAAAGAGATCTGCGAGATCAGGTACAAACCAACCAACTACAAACTATTCGAGATCACTGGGATCAATAGAGCCGAGGCAGTACATAATGCCAAACTCATGATCTGTAGTCTCAAATCAGACTGGGATGATCTAGAGCCTAGTCAGAAAACTCAGCCATACATGATTAGGCTGATGGATATGTTGAAGGACTGGGAACACATAGATTTCCAGGTGGTGGATGTATGACTAAACTCAATGAAGATGCAGTGGCTAAGATCAATGCAGAGATAGCTAGGTTGAAACATAAGATCAATATCGAGTTCAACCAAAGTAAAATGAAAGAACTAACCAGGGAGAGAGATGGCTTACAAAAACATACAAGATCGAATAGATAACAATAGTGTTACTGATCTAGAAATGGATCGTACTGCTATGTGTGAGTTTCTTAAAAATGAGCTAACCAGGGATGAGCTGGAACACTTCAAAGATCTATGTGAGAAACTCATTGATCATAAATTGCTGAAACTGGAGACTGCATTTTGGCTGATCTTATTGTGGAAAGAGATCTATGCCAGGGATCATAAGATCCTGTATAAAGAACCTGATCAGACTAAAGATTAACTTTTCCTCATAAAAGTTGGCCGGTACATATCACTAAACTCCACAAAATAATGGGTATGTATCGGCTTTTTTTTGATCATCAAGGGTTTACAGGATAAACACCGGTAGCTATACTGTTTGTAAACACAGGAGTAACAATGTACGAACTTTATTACACACATCCATCTGATCCAACTAAAGATATTTGTGAAGATGGATTTAAAACAAAAGAACAGGCTTATAATTGGATCATGAGCCTAATACCTAATAAAGATGCAGATTGTGTCCACATCAAAAGGAGTAACAATGGCTAAATTATTATCATTACAATCAATTATAGAAATGCGAGATTCTCTACAGATCCAAGTAGATAAGTATTCTAAATATGATCGGTCATACGATCTTCTACAATACATCTCAGATCGTAAAATTCTCAAATTTCTAAATCAAAGAATTAACAGTATGTCCAGCAGTCGGACTGTTAATGCAGATGATTCTGCAGCAAAGTAACTGGACTGAGATCAATAGATCTCATAGTGACTGCACTAACAATGTAAATATTATATTGTGTAATCTTGTGTGTAGGCTATGGGTTTCCGGATCCATAGCCGCACACCAAAACCAACCGGAGTAACACCATGTCAGTAAGAAAAAGAAATAAAGGTTATCAGATTGATATAAGTCATGCTGGTAAGAGATATAGATTCAATATTAATGGTGATATGCATGATGCATTGATCACCGAGCAGCAATGTAAAAAAGAACTGGATCAGGGAAGATCCATAGATAAATTTATGAAGGTTCCTGATCATACAGTTGGATACATATTCGACAAGATCAAAGATGATTACAAAAGTACCAGGGAACTCAATAAGGCCTGTAATGTGATCAGAGATATTGGATCTGATCTAAACATATCTGATCTAGATCAAGATCGTATTGAGGATATGACCAGGCTATGGAGATCAAGCATGAATAATTCAAATGCTACGATCAACAGGAAACTTTCAGTGATCAGTAAGATCATTTCATTTGCACATAAAAAACAATACATCAAGTACAAACCACAGATCACCTGGCATAAAGAAGGTGTAGGTAGACTTAGATATTTAGTAGGTGATGAAGAGTATAATCTTTGTAAGATCCTAAGATCATGCGGCCACAATCAAATGGCTGATATGATCATAGTTGCATGTGATACTGGCCTCAGATTCTCAGAGTTGATCAGAATAGATCGTGATCTTGATCTCAAAGATGGATATGGATGTTACAGAACAGATTGCAGCTACTTAACATGTCACTCATCAAAAAATGATACGACCAGGACAATACCATTGACACACAGATCTTACATGATCTTGAAATTACATGGAAAGAAACCATTTGCTAGTATGACTGAGACCAGGAAAAACAGGGAATGGAATCTTGCAAAAGAGATGATGGGATTGTCTGATGATCGACAATTCACTTTCCATTGCACCAGGCATACATGTGCAAGTAGGTTAGTACAAAATGGCATACCGCTACAGGTAGTACAAAAATGGCTAGGCCATAAGACATTGAATATGACATTGAGATATTCACATTTAGACACCAGGAATTTTATTGAAGGTAAAGAGGTACTAGAACGACAAGGTGACAACACCTATAAAAGTGGGTTAGTATCTATACAATAAAATATAAAATGGTGGTGGTGTGTACTGTAGGCTTAAAATCATAAACAATACCTATCTTAAAACGAGGCTACTAGCTATGCACCATCCACTTAATTACAGATCGAGGTGTTTGTATGGCGACAACAGAGAGTGACATTGATCAATTATTCAAAAAGCAATTAGAACTAGAAGAGAGAATGATCCACAAAGGTTTGGATCGGTACCACAAAACAACCAACAAATCCAAAGAATCAGGTAACGAGAGCCTTACTGTTTATGGTAAGAAATTACTTAAAACAAGTATTGATAAATTCGAGGCCGCTATTGATAAAGAGTTCAAACAAAATTTATCTACTAGAGGTGCAACACCATTTGCCAGGAAGTTATGTGAGGATATTGATACCAGGACACTAGCAGTCATAGCAACTAAGAAGATCATAGATGGGATATCATTCAAAAGAAAACGAACAGGCCTGGTCATCAAGTTAGGCGGCAAGGTTGAAGATGAGGCATATTTTAGAGCCTACGAGCAGTTCAATAAAACACTTTTCAAAACAGTAGATAAAGATCTAAACAGTAGATCTAATAACTATGAATACAGAAGGTACAAACAATTAAAACAATCACAACGATCAGGATTCACCTGGAATCATTGGACAGTAAATGATAAGACACATGTCGGATCTACATTGTTAGAGTTGTTTATATTGTCTACTGGTTTTTGTAGATTAGAAAAAGTCAATGACAATAAAGTGAGGCATAATTTCAGACAGGATACATATGTAACACCGACTGATAAGTTATTAGAATGGATTGATAAATGTAACGAGTTTAACGAGTACCTGGATCCGGAATATTTACCGACAGTGATCATACCTAGGCCATGGAAAAAAGGAATGTCGCAAGGTGCTGGGTACATACATGAAAGGATCAGGCCGATCATGTTAGTTACTGGCCATAACATTACATCACATAGAAACTATCTCAAAGAATTAGAACTAGCTGATATGCCTGGTGTTATTGATGGGATCAATGCGGTACAAAACACCATGTATAAAATTAATAAGGATGTGTATTGGACTGCAGAGGCTATTTACCGAGATGATAAATTTAACCAGGGATCTCCAATAGTCACTTCAGCACACATGGATCTACCCAATAAACCACATGATATTGATACAAATCCTAAAGCATTGAGTAAATGGAAAGCAGAGGCTACGATTATACATACACTTAATGCAAAACTTAGATCCAAAAGATTACAGACTGCAAAAATTTTACATGTAGCTAAAGAATATATGGACTATGATCAGATAGGATTCCCATGTAATTTAGATTTTAGATCCAGGTTGTATTATGTACCGGCATTTTTGAATCCACAGGGAAATGATCTTGCAAAATCTCTATTAAGATTTGCTGAAAAGAAACCTATAGGATCAGAAGGTTACAAATGGCTATGCATACACATAGCAAATTGTTATGGATACGATAAGGTTAGTCTAGATGATCGTATAAAATGGGTTGAAGATAATCATGATATGATCCTGGAATCTGCTCATGATCCGATCAATGGTGATAGAACTTGGATGAAAGCAGATAAACCATTTCAATTCCTGGCCGCAAGTATCGAATACAATAGAGTAAAACGATATGGCCTGGAATATGAATCAGATCTACCGATCCATATTGATGGATCATGTAATGGCTTACAACATTTCAGTGCCATGCTGCGAGATCAGGAAGGCGGCATAGCTACCAACCTAACAGATACAGAAACACCGGAAGATATTTATCAGATCGTATGCGATAAAGTTATTGATAAATTGAAACAGAGTGATGATCCATTAGCAAAACTTTGGTTAGCATTTGGTATAGATCGTAAGGCCACAAAGAGATCAGTGATGGTGTTACCATATGGCGGCACTAGATATTCATCTGTAGAATTTATTGATGAATACTTAGCAGATCGTATAGAGAAGGGAGATCATAATCCATTCGATAATCGTGGTGAGGCCTGTAAATTTTTAGGTTACATGATCTATGATTCAATAGGTGATACTGTGAGTAAAGCGAGAGAGGCAATGGCCTGGTTACAAAAGATTGCAAAGATGGTAGCCAAGTTAAATTCTGCAGTCGAATGGGAAACACCGCTAGGCTTTCCGATCAGACAAGCATATTACGATACGACTGATCTTGTTGTCAGAACTAAAATGATGGGTAGGATCAGAGTTAGATCAACCACAGATAAGATCAATAAAAGAAAACAAGCAAATGGTATCAGTGCAAACTTGATCCATAGCCTGGATGCTACATGTTTATATCTATCAATAGATCATGCGAGAGAGAAAGGTGTTACGAGTTTTTCAATGGTGCATGATAGCTATGGTACTCATGCATGTGATGTAGCGGCCATGGGTGAATCGACTAGAGCCGCATTTATAGAACTTTATGGTAGTAATGATCCACTTGAAATGTTGAGAGATCAACTGATCAAGCTGCTACCTGAGAAGGATCATAAAAAAATACCGGATCTACCGAGCAAAGGAGATTTAGATCTGAACAATCTTAAAAAAGCTAAATACTTTTTCTGCTAATAGATCCATCAACAATATAGGAGAGTGCCAATGGCCAAATATAGAAGAGAGACAACACCGCAAGGTGTCGCATATTATCCCTGGTTATCTAAACCTGATGTAAAGTTTGGTTCGGATAAAGGTGGTAATTATAAGTGTGATGTATTTATTGATAACAAAGATGCAAAACCACTTATGAAAATAATTGATGATACTTTGAGTGAATATCATCTTTACATGGAAAAAACTGAAGGTAAAAAATTTGCATTGAATGATGTACCTTATGTGATCCATGGAGATAAAACTAGAGATCCTAATAATGTAATACCACAGGGATCAGTTATGTTTAAGATCAAACAATATGGAATGTTAGGCGGTAAACCATTCAGGCCTATTGTTGTTGATGCTAAAGGTAAACCCATGCTGGATGCTAATGGTGACAATATAACTGTATTTGGTGGATCGAAAGTTAGAGTATCTTGTGATCTATTCACATATGCAGTGGGTAATAATTTAGGTGTGACACTTAAACTGGTTGGAGTACAAGTCATTGAACTCCAGGATTCTGCAGAACCTGATCTAAGCAAGTTAGGTTTCAAGGAAGAGGAAGGCTATTCGCATAGCCAGGAAGATCTAACATTTGCAGCAGAGGATACCAGTGACAAGAAAGAAAAAGAAAGTAACGACTTCTTATAAATTTAGATCAGGCCTGGAAGAGCATGTAGCTGATCAACTGGATCAGCTATGTGTTTTATTTGAGTATGAAACATTAGTGATCAAGTATACAAGACCAGCCAAGATCCATAGATATACACCGGATTTCATTTTACCAAATGGAATCATTATAGAAACGAAAGGAAGATTTTTAACTAAGGACAGACAGAAACATTTATTAATAAAAAAACAAAACCCTGATTTAGATATAAGATTTGTATTTTCAAATCCTAATCAGAAGATCAGTAAAACAAGTAAGACCACTTATGCCAAGTGGTGTGATTCAAAAGGATTTTTATATGCAAAACAAACAATACCAACGACATGGCTTAAAGAAAAAAGTAGGACTAAAACAAAGATCAAAAACTGAAACCATATTAATTACCAGTAGTGATACACCTGATCATTTAGATATTACAGTACAACAAATCCATGCACAAAATAGTAACCAAGGAATCTTAGGCCATAAAGATCATTTCATTATTACACTTGATGGAAAAGTACATAAAGGTAGAGATCAAGATACTGTTGGATTTGGTGTAGATCATACAACTATATCAATACTTATGATCGGTAAAGATAACTTTACAGAAACACAGAAAACATCATTAAGAATTTTAGTAAAAAAATTAAAAGATCAATACAGTAATGATCTTAAATTACAAAACAAAACTAACATAACGAGAGTATGAACCAGGAAGATAGCACATTCGTAACTCATGAATCATGTCCGAGCTGCGGATCTAAAGATAACCTGGCCAGGTATTCAGATGGACATGCATATTGTTTTGGATGCGGCTACAGAGAGAAGGGAGAGAGTGAAATGAAATTAGTTGAGGAAAATAAAGTTTATCAATCAAACGAGCAAGTAGATGATCTTGAATACAAAGCAATAAAATCTAGATCACTTACTATAGAAACTTGTAAAAAGTATGGATATAAAATTGGATCATTCAAAGGTGAGTTAGTACATGTAGCAACTTACGATAAAGGCATATGTAAATTAAGATTTGCAGATAAAAGATTTTCCTGGATAGGTGATTCTAAATCTGTTGGCTTGTATGGTGAACATTTATTTAGATCAAAAGGAAAAAGAATTACGATCACAGAAGGTGAGATAGATTGTCTATCTATCTCCCAGGTGTATGGAAATAAATGGCCGGTAGTATCATTAAAGAATGGTGCTAATGCCGCAGTAAGAGATGTATCTAGATCCCTGGAGTTTCTATCAGGATTTGAAGAAGTCATAATTTGTTTTGATCAAGATGATCCAGGACAGAAGGCCGCTAGATCAGTAGCAGAATTATTTGAACCAGGCAAAGCAATGATAGCCAGGCTACCAATGAAGGATGCTAATGAGATGTTAGTTGCTAACAAGACTAAAGAATTATTAGATTGTCTATGGGATGCAAAGATCTACAGGCCGGATGGAATTGTAGATGCATATGATCTACTTGATGATGTATGTAATAAACAAAAAGTAGATTCTATTTCTTATCCATTCAAATCTATAAACATTCTTACACATGGATTAAGGAAAGGTGAGTTACTTACAGTGACTGCTGGAACTGGTATTGGTAAGTCACAATTCTGTAGAGAGTTGGCCTATCACCTGATCAAAGAGAATAAAAAGATAGGTTACATTGCATTAGAAGAGAACCTTAGAAAAACTGCAGAAGGTTTAGTTAGCCTGGACATGAACATACCATTACACATAGCTAGTGAAATTGATAAAGATCAAGTTACAAAATCATTTGATAGATTATTTAAAAATAACAATGTACTTTTTTACAATCACTTTGGATCCCTGGAGTATAACAATCTATTAGCTAAAGTTAGGTACCTGATCAAAGCAATGGGATGTGAATATATTGTATTAGATCATATATCAATAGTTGTATCAGGATTGAAAGAAGGTGATGAGAGAAGATCTATAGATAATGCAATGACAGGATTGAGATCTTTAGTAGAAGAAACTGGAGTTGGATTGATCCTGGTCAGTCATTTAAAAAGACCATCAAATGAAAGAGGACATGAGGAAGGTGCAGTTACATCACTATCACAACTTAGAGGATCAGCCGGTATTGCACAACTGAGTGATATGGTTATTGGCCTGGAACGAAATCAACAATCATCTGATAAAAGTAATCAGACAACAGTAAGAATATTAAAGAATAGATTTAGCGGAGAAACTGGAGTGGCTTGTCAATTAAAGTACAACCCTACCACTGGTAGACTAACCGAGTTATTTAATGAATTATGATGAAGAATTTGAAACAGAACAGGAATATATTGAATACATTTGTAAAGCTGCAATTACAAAAGTAGAACTACAAAATGAAAAAACATTGATTATTCCTGTTAGAAGTGAAGAAGAGATGGAAGAGTTATCCATGAGATTGTGGAGTGTGTATGATGATCGAGATGATATACATATTTATTTTGAATTAAAGACAATACATTGAGGAGTAAATGAAATACATATTAGATTTAGAGTGTGATAATTTTTTAGATAAAGTTACCAAGATACATTGCATAGTTATGAAAGATATAGAAACTAATAAAATCTATACTGATCTTGATCAATGTTTAGATCTTTATCAAAAAGCAGAACTTATAGTAGGTCATAATGTTATGGCTTTCGATTGTAAAGTTATAGAAAAAATTACAAACATTAAAACCCAGGCCGAACTATTCGATACATTAGTTGCTGCTAGATTAGTTTGGTCACATATCAAAGAATATGATTATAAAAATATTCATACAGGATACCCACAAAAATTAGTAGGCCGCCAAAGTTTAGAGGCCTGGGGATATAGATTAAAATTAAATAAAGGTAAAGCACCTGAACAATGGGATGAGTTTACAGAAGAGATGTTAGAGTATTGTATTTTAGATGTGGAAGTAACTCATGTTTTATATAAAAAGATTTTAGAAAAAAATTATTCAAAAGAATCATTGGATCTAGAACACAAAGTACAAGAGGCATGTGTAGGTATGATGATGAATGGAATAGAGTTCGATACTACTAAAGCTAGAGAACTTTACAGTGAACTATCAGATGAGAGAACTAAATTAGAAAAACAATTATCAGAGTATTTTCCATCCTGGGAAGAGACTGAAGAATTTATACCTAAAGTAAATAATAAAAGCAGAGGTTATGTCAAAGGTAAACCATTTACAAAAAGAAAAATTGTAGACTTCAATCCTAATTCCAGGGATCACATAGCTATGAGATTGAAAGCACAACGAGGATGGGTGCCAACAGAATTTACACCGGATGGTAGGCCTAAAGTAGATGATTCTGTGTTGGCCGCATTAGACTGGAGTGAGGCTAAATTTTTAGCCAGGATGTTTATGATCCAAAAAAGATTAGGCCAACTAGCAGAAGGTAATAATGCATGGTTAAAATTAGAAAACAAAGGAAGGATCTATAGCACAATAAATACCAATGGTGCAGTTACCGGTAGAGCAACTCATGCTACACCTAACTTAGCACAAGTTGTAAGTGTAAATGCAGAGTATGGAGATAAGTGTAGAGAATTATTCAAAGCAAAAGATGGATGTCTTTTAGTTGGTGCTGATATGTCACAGTTGGAACTTAGAATGTTAGGCCATTACATGTATCCATATGATGATGGTGAGTATGCTAATGATGTTGTCAATGGTGATATACATACCAGGACATTACAAGCATTAGAACTTAAAGCTAATCAAAGACCACTAGCTAAAAAATTTATATATACATTTTTGTATGGTGGCGGTGCAAAAAGAATTGGCGAGACTATGAATAAGACACCAGCAGAAGGTAAGAAATTAAGAGATATGTTTTTGGAGAAGATCCCAGCATTACACATGTTGATCCAGGATGTGCAATCAGCAGCAGAAACTAATGGTGATATAAAAGCACTAGATGGTAGAAGAGTATTTGTTAGATCTACACATGCTGCATTGAATTGTTTACTTCAATCATCAGGTGCAATCGTATCTAAATATTGGATAGATAATCTTAGATCACATTTGAATGAGGATATAAAACTTGTTGGATGGATCCATGATGAAGTAATCCTGGAAGTAAAAGAAGATCTTGCAGATCAAGCTAAGATCATGGTAGTCCAGGCTATAGAAGATATTACAGATCGTATAGGATTAAGAGTACAACTAACCGGAGATAGTAGAATTGGTAGAAATTGGAAAGAGATCCATTGATAACATTGGTAAAAATTATATTACATTACCATTGTCAGGTAGGATTTTAAAAAAAGGTGACAAGCAAAGAGGATTATATTTTATAGGGTATGTCAAAAACAAATACTCATTAAAAGAAAAATGGTGTACTCCTGATGCCTGGCTACATCTAAATATTAGAGAAGTAAGAAGAGGTGCCAAAGGTAGAGCAAAGAAAAGAGGAATGGAATTTAATGTATCTATAGAATATTTAAAAAGTATATTTCCTAAAGATCATTTATGTCCGGTGTTTAATTGTGAGATGTCATTTTGTAATACAGATAAATGGAGATCAGCATCAATGGATCGTATAGACACAGATAAAGGATATATAGTCGGTAACATACAATGGATATCAGTCAAAGCAAACACAATTAAAAATAATGCACATCCATATGAATTAATGAGATTAGCAAATTACACAGTCAAACAGTATAAGGAAAGAAAAAATGTCAAAAAGTAAATTATTAATAGATGGTGATATCATTGCATATCAAATAGCAAGTCAAATAGAAGAGCCAATACACTGGGGTAATGATCTATGGACACTACATAGTGATTTCAATATGGCTAGAAAAATATTTGAAGAGTACATACTTAGTCTAAAAGAGAATCTGTACTTGTCAGATGTATTAATATTTCTTAGTGATCGAGAAGAAAACTTTAGAAAAAAATTAAGTGAAGATTACAAAGCAAACAGAGGTGATAGAAGAAAACCATTGTGTTTATTCGAGATGTTTAAATATTTAAAATCAGAACACAATGCTATAACTGAGCCAAGATTAGAGGCTGATGATTTATTAGGTATATATTCTACAAATCCTGAGAATAAAAATAGTATTATAGTTTCTTTAGATAAGGATCTTAAAACGATACCAGGTAAGTTATCACCTGATGGTCATAACATATACAAGATTACTAAACCCCAGGCCATTTATAATCATGCAATACAAATACTTACTGGTGATACTACAGATAATTACCCAGGGTGCAAAGGTATAGGAACTAAAACTGCAGCTAAATTATTACAACCTGTAGAAGGATCTAAGTCTATGGATCCATACTGGGATATTATTTTAAAAACATACACTAAGGCCGGATATACAGAACAAGATGCAATTACACAAGCAAGGATAAGTTACATACTACAATGGGAAGATTATGACTTCAAAAGTAAAAAAATCAGAGCCTGGAAACCAGGACATAGTTAATAAACCATTTCATTACAATGGTGGTGATATCGAATGTATCTATGCTATCAAAGCATCAATGTCACATGATGCATTTTGTGGATACTTAAAAGGTAATATACAAAAATACATATGGAGATATGAGACTAAACATAGTGATAATCCAATAATAGATCTATCTAAAGCTGAGTGGTACTTAAAATTTCTTATTTGTGCAGTAGATGATAAGCAAAATTAAGTGCATGTTTAGATAATAAATCATGAGTATTTTAAAGAAAAACGAAAATGATCTACCTGTTACTACAGATGATCTAATAAAATTTCTAGATAAAACATTTCCTACCAGGACACCACAACCTAATGAAAGTCTTAGTGAGATAATGTACCGATCAGGACAACGATCAGTGATTGATTTTTTAAAACAAAAAGCAAACGACAACGAGGTATAAATATAAATGTGTAGATCAAGTAGACCAGCACCAGCAGCACCACCACCACCAGCACCGGTTCCACCAGTTGCTGCGGTTTCAGAGCAAATTCCTGAATTAGATCTAGCTATCGAAACTGATAGTGATAAAGATCTAAAGAAAAAGAAAGCAAAAAGGACTGGTAAAAAATCGCTAAGATCAGATATAGCTATGACAGGTACATCAGATCTCAATATACCTAACTAGGATAATACATGGCATCAGAAAACATTAAGAAGGAATACACAAAACTAGAGGCTAAAAAAGAACAATTTGTAGATCGAGGCAGAGAATGTTCCGAACTTACGATTGCATCTTTATTACCGCCTGAAGGATTTTCAGATTCATCAGATCTCTATACACCATATCAATCAGTCGGTGCTAGAGGTGTAAATAATTTGGCCTCTAAATTGTTATTACTTTTACTACCACCTAACGAACCCTTCTTTAGATTAACTACAAGTAATAAGATTAATCAAGAGTTAGAAGAGGATGAGGCACTACGAACAGAAGTAGAACGATCCCTGGCTAAAATTGAAAGAGAAGTTATGAGGTTTATAGAAGAATCAGCATTGAGAGTATCTTTGTTTGAGGCCTTAAAACACCTCATAGTTACCGGTAATGTATTAGTATCTATACCTAAAAACAATCAAATGAAGATCTACAATATAAATCAATATTGTGTAGAGAGAGATGCTGATGGTAATTTACTAAAAATAATTATTAAAGAATCAATATCACCAATGGCACTTGATCCTGAGATCAGACAGTTATGTGAGATAGATGGTGAGAAAGGTTCAGATCTAGACTTGTATACTAAAATCTGTAAAGAACTTGATGGTAATTTTCATGTCTATCAGTGTTGTAACGATATAATTATTCCTTCTAGTGTAGGTAAATATAAAGAAGAAGATCTACCTTTCATGGCATTAAGAATGGTTAGGGTTGATACTGAAGATTATGGTAGATCATATGTAGAAGAGTTCCTGGGAGATCTTAAATCATTAGAAGGATTATCTCAGTCATTATTAGAATCATCAGCCGCATCAGCCAAAGTTGTATTTATGGTAAAACCAAATGCAGTTACTAAGAAAAGAGATCTAGTAGAATCAGCTAATGGAGATATCATAACAGGACACCGAGAAGATGTATCAACATTACAGGCCGATAAACAATATGATCTCCAGGTAGTAGAGAGAGTTATAAATACTCTAAATGAAAGATTAGCATTTGCATTTCTACTTCAATCAGGTGTGATCAGAGATGCTGAAAGAGTTACTGCAGAAGAGATTAGAAAATTAGCTAATGAATTAGAATCATCATTAGGCGGCCTATACTCATTATTGTCACAAGAATTTCAATTACCTTTAGTTAATTTATTAATGAAGAGATTAGGATCGAGTGGATCTATTCCTAAATTACCTAAAGGTGCTATAAGTCCAGTGATCATAACTGGTGTAGCGGCACTAGGCCGAGGTAACGATCTAGCAAAACTAAGAGCATTTTTAGAAGATGTAGGTGCATTAGCACAGATCAATCCACAGGCTACACAGATGTTAAATATTAACGATCTGATCATGAGAATTGCAACATCACATGGAATAGATACTGAAGGATTATTAATAGATCAGGAAACTATTGATGCACAGAATCAAGCTGAGATGCAAAATCAAATGGCACAAACAATTACACAGGGTGCAACTCCAGCAGTAGCATCCGGTATGGTTCAGGGTATCCAGGAAGGTACATTGGATCCACAAGCAATTACACAAGGTATGCAAGGTATGATGGGAGATCAGTAAGATGGTAGAGCAAGTAGTAATAAATAAAGATACACCAGCAGATCCGGCAACACAGGAAACTGCTGCGGAAACAACTACTGAAGAAGTAGTAGCTGAAGAGCAGCCAAGTGAGGCTGGTCAAAAAATCCTGGGTAAATTTGATACACAAGAAGATTTAGAAAAAGCATATAAAGCATTAGAATCTAAAGTCGGCCAGGCCAAAGAAGAACCTAAAGAAGATGAGGGTTTAGAAATTGAAGAGACTGCTGAAAAAACAGTTGAGGCTGCTGGATTAGATATGTCTGCATTAGAAAAAGAATATGCAGATAATGGAGAACTATCAGAAGATTCATTAGTTAAATTAGAAAAAGTTGGAATATCAAGAAGTGTAGTAGCTAATTACATTGAAGGAGTACAAGCATTATCAGTCAATATAGAAACTGATATTAAAAGTTTGGCCGGTGGTAATGAAGGTTATAAAGAAATGATAGCCTGGGCTAAAGATAATTTAAGTAAAGAAGAAATAGTAGCATATAACAATATTGTTAATGAAAGAGATGCCGAGGCAACCAAGATGGCGGTTCGAGGATTGATGGCTAGAAAAAATAGTAGTGCAGAACCTAATCTAGTTAGAGGTAAACAATCTACAACTACAGATAAATACGAATCTATGGCACAGGTAACTGCTGCTATGTCTGATCCTAGATATGAGAAGGATCCAGCATATAGACAAGAAGTTGAACAGAAGATCGCAAGATCTGATGTTTACTAATTATTACATTCCATCTTATTGGAAGTAGTAAGACCGGACAATAAACTAAAAGGAAATAACTTGATCTTCTGCGGAAGGCAATCTTGCTGAAATAATTTTAGATAAAGTCGGTTGATTAATTTTAACCATTTTATTTAGGAGATAAAATAATGGCAAATGCAACACCAGCTAGTATCGGTAGAGTAAATGCTAGTGGATCCGAAGATGCTTTGTTTCTCAAAGTATTCGCTGGAGAAACTATCACTGCTTTTGAAAGAGCTAGTGTAACTGATGGCCAGGAAATGGTCAGATCTATATCATCAGGTAAATCAGCAACTTTCCCAGTAATGGGTAGAACAACTGCTGCTTACCACACACCTGGTGCAGAGATCACAGGAACAGATGTAAACCACAATGAGAAAGTTATTACAATTAACGATCTATTAGTTTCATCTGCTTTCCTATCAAATATTGAAGAGGCTAAAAATCACTGGGATGTGAGATCTGCTTACTCAACAGAAATTGGAAGAGCCTTGGCTTTCCAAAAAGATAAACATGTACTACAAACAATCGGCCAAGCATCATTAGGATCAGCTAATGTTACTGGCGGAGATGCTGGTACAACAATTACAAACACCGGAATCGCCAATGCAACTGCATCTACTGCAGCTAATGCAATGATTGATTCTTTATTTGATGCAGCTAGTGCATTAGATTCTCACTATGTACCTAAAGAAGGCCGAGTTGCTTTCATTAGATTAGAAGAGTATTACAAACTAGCTAATGCAACAAATGCGGTTAATGTAGACTTCACACAAGGTAGTAATGGTGGAGTTGATACTGGTAAGGTAATGTCCATTGCTGGTATTAGACTTATACCTACACCTCACTTTGTCGCATCTAATGTGAACAGTGGTGTGGATCAAGGATCTGCTACACAAGGTGGATCTAACCCACAAGCGGTTAATCTATCAAACTATGTTTGTTTAGTATCTCATCCTTCAGCAGTTGGAACTGTAAAACTTATGGATCTAGCAGTTGAATCTGATTACGATATTCGCAGACAAGGTACTTTAATGGTCGCTAAATATGCTATGGGGCATGGTGTATTAAGACCGGAAAGTGCAGTAGGCATTAAAGAGGCATAAACCCTCTAACCCCACGATAGCAGTCAGTAGTTACTCCCTGGCTGCTATCACCAACTATAAGGAAATTTATGACAACACAGATTACACTTACATCAGAACTACAAGCAATTAATACAATGTTATCTATTATTGGTGAGGCACCAGTATCAAGTATTACAGAAAATATTGGTGCAGATGTATCTATTGCTAAACAGATCTTAGATGAATCTTCAGTAGACATACAATCCAAAGGTTGGAACTACAATACTGAATTAAGTTATCCACTACCATTAGATTCAGATAGTAAAGTTCCTGTACCTACTAATTGTGTTTGGCTAACAACCAGGCCTAGTGACAATACAAGTCAAGTAGTAATTAGAAATGGATTTTTATACGATAAAGAAAATAGAACATTTACATTTTCAGGTACACAAAAAGTAGATATGATTATTCTTTTACCATTTGAGGAACTACCTCAATTTGCAAGAAGATATATTATTACTACTGCTGGTAGAAGATTCCAGGCCAGGTATCTTGGATCAAAAGAATTAGCTGGGTTTACTCAACAAGATGAGCAAGATGCATTAGTAAATTGTGAACAGTTAGATGCAGCTAATGAAAAACAAAATATATTAAGCACTGGAACTCCAAATAGAATAATATTTAGAAATGCAACTAGAAGGAATTATTAATGTCTGTAATATCCTCATCCATTCCTAATCTGATCAATGGAATATCTGAACAGAATCCAACACAAAGAAATCTCAATCAAGCAGAGGCACAAGTCAATGCTCAATCATCAATCGTAAAAGGTTTACAAAAAAGGCCACCATTAGAGTGGGTTGATAATCTTTTACCTTCACAAGTATTTTCTACTAACACCGCTATCCATCCTTATGTCAGGGATGATTCAAACAAATTTTTTATAACTGCTTTTAATGGCGGCATGAAAGTCTTTGATATTGATGGCACTGAAAAAACTGTGACTATAAGTAGTGGTGGAAGTTATTTAACATCTACAGATCCTAAAAATAATTTTAAATTTGTAAGTGTTGCTGATACAACTTTTGTTTTAAATACTACCAAAGTTCCGGCTATGACTGGCACAACTACTGCAGCTAAAGTTGAAGAGGCATTAGTTTATGTAAAACAATCTAACTATGGTAGAACTTATAGCATTACACTAACTCATCCAAATATGAATGGCGGTAATCCTTTGACAAGTTCATTTGCTATGCCGAATGGTGACAATGTGGCAACACAAGGATTCCTAAGAGATACTGCAAAAATAGCAAACATCTTAATTACAGGATCAGGTGGATCTCCAGGCACACATTCCGGAACCGCACTAAACAATGCAGCTATATCTAATCATTTTACAATCACACAATACAATTCTGTAATACATATTAAACCTACAGATAACAATGCTGCATTTACAATATCAACATCTGATGGTGCTGGTGATAGTGCTATGTATACGATCAGAGATTCAGTTAATGATTTTACTGATCTACCATATTATGCACCTACAGGTGCCATAGTAAAAATTACTGGTGATGAAGGTTTAACAACAACTGATTATTTTGTTAAGTATGAAGGAGTTGGTGTATGGACAGAGTGTGCCGCACCTGGCATACAAACGACTATAGATCCTACAACTATGCCGCACAAATTAGTTAGAGCAACTAACAATACATTTACATTCCAACAATGTTCCTGGGATATAAGAAATTGTGGTGATGATAATACTAATCCTGTACCTTCATTTATTGGATTCAATGTTAATAATATTACTTTTCATAAAAATAGATTATGTCTACTGGCTGATGAAAATATAATCATGAGTGAGGCTGGTAGTTATTTTAATTTCTTTAGTCAAACAGTTGCAGCAGTATTAGATACAGATACGATAGATCTTGCAGCTACATCAAATGAAGTATCAGTGTTAAAACATGCAATACCATTTAATGAAGAATTAATATTATTTAGTGATCTAGCACAATTTAAAGTTGATAGCGGTACTAATGCACTATCACCAGCAGATGCGGCTATCACATTAACAACAAGATTTGAAAACAAACCTAGTGTAACACCAGTAGGTGCCGGTAATTATTTATACTTCGCACAATCCAGGGGAGATAAAGTTTCACTGAGAGAATATTATGTGCAGCCGGATACTACTAACTATGATTCTATTGATGTGACTGTAGGTGTACCAAGTCTAATTAGTAGTAATTGTTATTCAGTTATAAGTAATACTATTGAAAATACATTACTAGCATTAGTAGATGATGGTGCTGATAATAACAATGCACCATACAATGCTAATTCAAATGTTAATCCAACACTTGCTAACAGAGTATACATTTATAAATACTTTTGGAATGGTAATGAAAAAGTACAATCGGCCTGGTCATATTGGGAGTTTCCAAATGTTCAGATCATAGGTGCATTTTCAAATGAATCTAATGTCTACATTATTGCTAATGAACGACAACAGGCTAATTTATATAAAATAGATCTTAGAAATTTAGAAGATTCAAATTTGAATATGAATATATATCTAGATCAAAGATGTAAATTAAATGGATCATATGATGCAGCTACAGATCTTACAACATTTACTACACCATACACAGTCAAAACTGGATTACAATGTGTTAATGCTGCAACAGGATCTGATGTCAGTATCAATTCACAATCAGGAACTACAGTTACTGTCAAAGGTAATGTAGCAAGTGCATATTTTGGATTTGAGTTTACAAGTCTTTACACTTTATCTACTCAGTATTTAAGAGAACCTGGAAAGACTGGTGGCCTGGCCGCTATAACTTCAGGAAGATTACAAGTAAGGACTATGAGTTTTGATTATAGTAATACTGGATTTTTCCAGGTAGTTGTAGATCATGATAATAGATCAGCTAAGACTTATAGTTTTAATGGTTACATTATTGATAGTTCAACTGCTTTGATTGATCAACCAGTATTAGATACCGGTACATTTAGAGTACCTGTCCAGGCACAAAATACTCAACATTCTGTAACTATTAAATCATCTTCTTACTTACCAGCAAATATTGTATCTGCTGAGATGGAAGGATTTTATTTCAGGAGATCAAGTCGTGCATAGAGTACCTACAGTTAGACCAGCTCAAATTACAGATGCAGTACATCTAGCTAAAGATCTGAAACCATTAGATCAATTAGAGATCAAGTATTCACATGATGATACACCGCTTGATGCATTGTTAAGCTGCTTTCATCAACAGGATGCAGAGAACTACACAATCGTAGATCATAATGGTGTTGTCTATGGAATGTTTGGTGTTAATTCAGATCCTGAACTAGAAGGCTATGGTGTTATATGGTTATTATCATCAGCTAAATTACAAAAGTTTCCAGTATCATTTTTTAAAGAATCTATTAAATGGATAAAAAGATTACATAAAAATTATGATCACATTTATAACTTTGTTTATGAAAAAAATTGGCAATCATTGAAGTGGTTGCAGCTATGTGGATTCAAACCTATAGCAACAAAGAACATAGGAAAATACAATAAACCATTTATTTTAATCATGAGGTCAAAAGAACAAGATGTGTGAACCAACAACAATAGCATTAGCATCATTTGGATTAAGTGTTGTTCAACAACAACAACAATACCAGGCCGCAAAAGATCAAGCAGCAGCACAAGAGATCAGGAATAAAGAGGCTAGGAAATCTGCTAACAGAGCTTATCTTGCTGATTTAGCAAAATTAGATCGTGAAAAACAAAATGAACTTAGAGATGCTGCAGCAGAAAAAGAAGGTTTAGAATTAGAAAATATTAAAAAACAAGATGAGGCTTTATTAGCTGGATTAGAAAAAGGTAATGCGAATGTAGAATCTTTGTTAAGAGATGTTGGATTTGAATATCAATCTGAGTTTAGCAAAATAGATCGTGAAGTTTCTGATATTAATATTAATAATATATTTGGCCAGGATGATGCATACAGTGCATTTAGAAGATCATATAGTAAGATCCCTGATGTGGTCAAACCAAGTTCATTAGGATTAGCTATAGGTGTAGCTGGATCCGCATTAGGTACATATGCTGATTATCAATCAGGTTCATATGGTAAAAGTAAATCAAGTGATATAGATTAGAGGAAAACAATAATGGCATTTCAGAAAGGTTTTTATGGTGTAACTTATGCACCTGAAGATACTAGCAGTAAGCAGTTAGTATCGGCACTTGGAACTTTAAATAAAAGTCTACAGAAGTATGGTAGCTATGTAGGTGAAGAGCAAGATAAAGAAGTTATGGCCGCAGCAGAAAAAGCTGCTAGAGTTGATAACTTTAAATCATATCAAGATGGTGTCGATAAAGGTGAGATAGAAAATACTAAATCAGATTTCTTTATTGCACACTACGATAACATCAAAGGTGCTAATGCTGGATCAGAATATCAAATTAAAAAAGGAATAGCATACCAGGAGTTTTGGGCTAATCAAACAAACTCAGATGAAGATGATGCTGATGGATCAGGATACTTGGCCTGGTCACAACAATATGATAAAGAAAATTTAGATCAATATTCTAATACCAGTACATTCTTTCAAAAGTCATTAGATAAATCTATTGCTGCAGTCAATCAACAACTAGGATCAAGATATGCTGCAGACAATTCAAAAAGAATAAAAGAAAAATATTCATTAGAGTTTATTACCAGGAATGAAGATCTTATTAGAAATACTCCATCTGATGAATTATTTGCAAGTCTAACAAATTTAGATCAAACATCTGATCAGTTCAGAGCATTAAGTAAACGAGAACGAAAAGGATTAGTATTACAAGCATTTAAAAATGTAATATCAGAAAAAGCTAGATTAGGTGAAATAGAATCTGATTACTTCAAAGCAATAGAACTTGCTGAAGATCTTAGAGATTTTAAAGGTGCTAATGGATTTACATATCTTGATGGTAAAGATGCAGAAGAGTTTGATAAATACATACAGACTTTAAGAACTGAACAGGTCAAACATGATGAGAATATAATTCGTATGGAATTTGGAAAACAGATTGATGACATAGTGGAAGGCCAAGCTAAACAGTTATGGGGTGATATGACTTCTACATTTAATAATGTGGGTGGTGAAGGTGCAGATAAAGCAACGATAGCATACGAAGAATATAATAAACGAGCTAAAGATCTTTTAGTCAAGAACCAAGGCACCAATGAATTTTCACCACAAGAATTACAAACTGAATTATTACAACTAAGAAGGCAAGTAGAAGAAAAATATAACAACATAGTTGATATTGATAGAGAGTTAGTGCCATTTAATTTAGATATGGAAAATAGATTTAATATTAGAAAAGATCAAAATGAACTCAAAGGAATGTTGAGAGAAATGAGACTTTTAATGAAACCACCTGAAGTAGATGTAACTAATATAGAAACTCCACAATCGCCTTTAACATTTCAAGAGGCAAT